CCTGATTGCCACTTCACTTCCCAGCCCATGTCATTGTACCCAAGGATCGTGCTGAACCCCGAGTCATCAGCGATTACGGGTGACCCCACATGGGAGATCCACTGATAAGGAACTGACCCAAGCGACACTGACCCAGGGCCTGCCTGAGCGTCAACCCCAGCCAGAAGCTCGTTGTGAGAGCCTGAGAGGTACCGTATTGCCCCTCGATTGTCTTTAGGTAGGCCATCATCCCTGTCGGGCCCAACAATGGTAATAACGGCTGAGTTGCTTCCATTGATGTATTTATAGATCCCATTCCCTGACGGGATGTATACGGATTCTCTCCACTGAACAGTTCCCTTTCCATTATCTGGATGGATCGGGAAGCTCATCTGGGTCTCCTCCCACATCGCGTTGTCTGCGTTGTGAGCGAAAAGCCCATGTGTTGTTGCAGCATAGATAATCGGCACGCCGAACGCATTTCTGGAAACGAATAGCTTGGTGACCGCCCCATCAGGGAGGGGAAGAACGGCATCCAGAGTCTCAGTACCTATCGAGGTGGCGTACCACAACTGCCCAGCGTTAGAAATTCCCCAGAGGCGTTCATCCCATACGGTGACAAACTGGGTGTCCTGTGTATCAGTTGTCCAGCTAGATCCATTTGAAGAATATGTATACCCGCTTCCGTTTGAATCGTAAGTGGCAAATACCAAGTAGGTAGTGCCCCCGCTATCAGTAAACACCACGCTGTCAGTTACCTGGTCAAGGGCACTCTGGGTTACCTCACTCCAGTTCGCGCTGGCATTGTTGTACTTGTAAATCTTTGGACTCTCACCCTCAGAACCATTCCATGCCGCATAGACCTCAGAACTCAGTGTGTTGATTGCTCCTATTCTCGCATCTGAACGGCTGTGTGACGGACTGGTACTCTCGGTAACAAGCCCTGGAAGGACAAGGTGGTTCTTGTATCGTAGCTGACACGTTGAGAACCAGGCACGGCTGGTGTCTCCCGCCCCCTCCATCCGGTTGATCCCAATCCCACCACGCCAATCAGACCAGGCAATGATAGAGGTACGAGTCTGTGAATCCTTAGTCGTATCCCCGATCACTATCTTTGGTGGATAGATAGACGCAAGCGTAGAGCGTACTGGACGCGTGATCGGATAGTACACGCCGTTGAGAGAGATCTCATTCGTGTCGATGACGGTTGCCATTAGTCCACCGACCTAACATTGACGAGCATTGGGAACGCTCTCCTCGCACGTTGCGCCTGGTCAGACCAGAACGCACTCAGCTGGCGCTTCGCATCAGGATCAATGGATGGCCCACCAGATGACGCAAGAAGTGCCAACGTAATTGTATTGGCGATAATGTAGTCCTCGTCAATCTCTGTTGTTGAAGAATCAGCAGTGAGTAGCGCTGGCTTGTCGCCTCCGGTAATCTTGATGAGTCGATACCCTACTGCGCTCTGACCATCTCTCATGAGGATAAGGTCACGGGCTTCCTTGTCTATCTTCCAGTTTCGCCTATCAAGTGTTGCCCATTCAGCTGTGTCGTTTGCAACAGCTGAGATGTCATCTATCCATACCGTGCAGGCCCCTATGTCTGAGTCATACTCTAGCCCCACCGAGATGATCGCTGTGTCTGTCTCTGGATTTGCGAGGGACATCCTCACGAACGTCCAAGTATCCGCAGACAGGGCGGGGATACTCAATGTCTCAAGGGGACTCGCGCATGAAGCGGTATCATCAAGAAGCAACTTGAGATTCCCTGCGCTTGTTGCTACCGTACTCTTGACCCACATCTCAATCGTGTCATATCCAGAAAGGTTCTTGCTTGCGATGCTATCGGTGACGAAATCACCCGCAGAAGCACCAGCGGCAATGACCATCTTCAGCGATTGAGATCCTTGTTTTCTATCTTTAGTGTCTAACGACTGGGTAAAATCAGAATCCGTCTTCTCGTCAAAGGTAGCCCCAGCTGCATGAATGCGAGTGGCGCTTACCTTGTCACGGTACTCTACTTTGGAAATCATGGAGATACCAGACGGGATATCAAACCTCGCCTGCTTCCCATCTCCATGTAGTGAAATGTTCTCTATTGGATCATAGACCCATCCCGTAGCTGTCATGATAGCTTGGTTGATAAAGTCATCTATATCATCTGGATTGTAATCACCTTTCCATAACTCATACCCATCTCCAGATGAAGATGTTGCTGAGAGTGCAGGCTTGATCGTAAGGGTGGTGACATTACTGCTAATGGCTGAGTCCGTTACGCGCCTTGTCTCAGCGTCATCATCACCAGATGTAAACCGAACCCATGATCCTATGTGGTTATCTGCTCCACCAAGGACAAGGGTATCAGTCACCAATGTAGTGGTAGATCCATTGGACGCGGCACTGGAAATGTGTACCGCTCCCAAGGTACGGCCTATGTGTTGTCGGAGTTGCTCTCGCGTCCTCCCATGTATAGCTGGCATAGCACTTCCTCACACCTATGGAGTTGGTCGTGGCTGCCTTCGTCCACGTTGTTGTCGCCTGACAGCACGGATCGCGACTGCCATTTTCGGGTCACGAAGCTGCTCTTTCTGCTTTGTGGTTAGTTGCTTAGGGGTTGATCGTGCCATGCCTAATACCCCCCTTTCTTCTTTCTCTTCTTGTCCATCACCTTCTTGCCAGTCTTAGCCGACTGACGCTTCGCAGCCGCTCGACCAGCTGCTGTGTATGGAAACTCTTTGCCACCTACCTTTGGCATGTTAGCCTCCCTTTTTCGCGCCCTTCCTTTGATTCTCCTCGATCACCGCCAACTTCTGGGCGAGTTCTTGAACCTTCCTTGTTAGCGCTGCGTTCTGAATCAGGAGAGCAAGTCTAGGATCTTTCTGTATTGCTGCCTGAATATCAACACTTGTTACATCTACCTGAACATCAGCTTCTTGCGTCATATCCTCTTCCTAGTAGTAAATTTTTTGATTCGTACTCTGAATGCGTTTCTTCGCATACTTGTTGAACTCATTCAAGGCACGACCTATTTCCTTGCGCTCTTCTGCTGTTGGTCTACGCTTCGTGTACTTTGCTCGAACCTCTGCGACAAAGTTCTCCGCTGCGTTTCCCATCATCTCTTCAACCTCACTTGGAGAGGTTGTCTCATCAGCAAGGATCTTCAATCGTTGCTTATGCTCAACACCGAATCTGTCTTTCACCTTGACAATCACGGTGTGTGCAACGACCTTGCCACCTGTTTCTGCGTTGTCCCCGACGGGGGCTACCCCAAGATGAGCAGACCCCGCCGGAGTCCATAGATCAGAAGCCATTTCCTCTTCCTACCTAACGATATTTAGTTTCGTATGCTCAGCATCACGATCTGGTTGTCAGTGTCCACAGATGGGATACCCATCGCAGTACCGATAGGAGCAGTGTCCTCTTCTGAGGAAACGTCCCACAGGTCAAATGCTCCAGACTCACCGGATGCTTGGCTAACGCCTACAGCGTCACCGACAACAGCAACCGCAGCTCCTGACAGGACAGAGGCAATGCCTGCAGTCTGTAGCCAGAAGTAGTAGCTTGCCGTGACGGGGATAGGGTTGACCCCTAGTGGGCCAGTTGTCATGGTTCCGTCACCATCAATAATCTTGACATCTGTGTACGGGCTGTACGCCAGTCCAAAGAGGGATGACGTAGTAAGCGCAGTCCTCAGTCCGTCTGGCTCATCAATGGTAATCGAAAGGCCAGTCGCGCTAGACACTGCGGTGTTGCTCTTGATGCGATATACCTCACCCTGTGCTGGGCCGTCATTGAAGATAACGTACCCGTCAGCATACTGGTTCTTGGTGACCGTCAAGGATGTTCCGCTGGTGAATGTAGTCGCCCCTGCGGATGCTGCTGCTGCCGCCAAGTCCATGTCATGTGCTGCTACGGCTGCAATACCATCCACGATCTTCCCTGCGGGTGTAATTGCTGCCGAGGAGTTCTTGGCATAGTAGAATACCCTACCGTCAGGAAGAACTGCTCGTGTCCCGAGTTTCTGCTTCTGCTCGGAAGTCTCTTCTTTCTCCATGCCATAGCTTAGAAATACCGTTGTTGGGAATGCCATGTCGAATCCCCTTTCGCAGGCTCAAAGTCCTGCGATTACCGTTGTAAATTTTTACGCTAGGCACGGTAATCTTTACACCTAGCTTGGTTTAGCTTCTTAGCAATCGTCGCCTTCGGCGCGAACGCGTAGGTCGCTCTGGGGCCTCCGTATCAGGAGCAGTTGCTTCCTGAGTAGGTGGCTCAACCTTTCCCTGAGCGCACCACCGGCACGAGCATGAATCACCTGGGGGCCATCGGAGGAGCCCTTGTCGGGCCTTCCTGTTCACATAGTCTGGATTCCCAGGAAGGTTATCCAGCTTTGTGCCAACCTCACTCACAACCTCACCAGATGGAGACACCTGTGCGCGGTGACGCCACAGAGATGTTTTCGCTTGCCACTCATCAATATATTCCCATGAGTAGCCCTGTCCAACTAATTCCTCTCGCAACTCGGTGCGTTCCCTCGTTGTTAATGGCATATTCCTATTCCTCTACTTATGCGGTTGCAGGCGTACCAGCATCCAATGTAAGTGCGACACCCTTGGAGTCGTCAAGCTCAAATACACCATAGTCAGCCGTTATCACGACCTCAGTTGCCCGAAGGGATGCGTCCCTTTGGCGCTCTGTTCTGGTGTCTACGGACTTTACAACGCCCAATGCGCTTCGGTCTGCACACACACCAACCGCATCATCGGAACTATCTATGGTGATGTTGCCATCCTCAAAGATTGGTACGCCGTTGATGGGTCGAAGGCCGCTGAAGAAGTTCCCTAGCAAATCAGCAGACCATCCAGCCGGAACTGGGTAGGTTGTTGATGCCGTTACCGCTGTGTTCGCAATGTCCCACACCGCAAATGGGTGCTGAACAATGTAGACCTGTGATCCGAACCTGTTGCCCTTGGCATATGCGACGGTTGCGGAGACGTTCGCTAGGCTCATGCTTCGTCCAGCAGACCCGATGTCGGTGCTAAAGCCAGAGTACAAAGCCGTTACGTCTGAGTCCTTCTTCCGTGCCATGCCGTCACCGAGCTGTCGGCCTATGATCGAAAAGACATTCTCGGCACTCTGTCGTGCCAGTTTGTCAGTGATAACGATCCTGGCTCCAACCTCAGCTGCGGTGAGGTCTACCGTGGTCATGCCGATCTCTTCCTCGTCGATGATGTCTTGCCCATCTACAAGGTCGGACATGCTCATTTGTCCTACCTTTGGAACCGTGACTTGCTTGCTTCCTTTTGGTAGGGTGAACTGCTCAATCAGATTCATCGCTGGAGCGTTATGCTCTTCGGTGTAGCGACTTGTTGCGATAATAATCCTCTGAGCGTTTTCCAGATTACCAGTTGTTGCTGCCTGTGGCATTTGTTGCCTCCTTTACTAGTTGCCCATAGCTAAGCGTTGCGCGGCCTTAACAGCCGCTTCAGATCTATCCCCATTGATATACGCCTCCAACAGCCGATCCTGGTTCGACGTCACCTCTGCAGCCCCCTGACTATTGTCAAAGGTCTGAGGGGCGACACGACCCTGTTTCAGCCTTGCATTCTCCGCGATAAGCGCTCGTTCGCGTTTCATGCGCTGGGCCTCTCTCTCCATCTCTACGGGAGTATTGGCCTGCTGAAGAGCAGCAAAGTCATCCAGCATTTGCTTGTTTGCCAAGCCATGCTTTTTCATGAAATGAACCGCAGCCTGCTGCTTTCCTTGAACATACTGAATCATATCTGAAGATTCCTTTTCTTGTTTCTGGAATCTCTGTTCCTGTTGTATGTACCTTCGCGCCTGATCTCTCGCTTGCTCTGGCATATACCCTTGATCCTGAAGCTGCTGCTCATACGCCCGCGCAGTGCGCCCAACTTTTTCTTGCCACTCACGCTGGACATCAGCAGCCCTGCGTTGCTGTAGCTCATCTATTGCTCGTTGGTCAACCCTTGGGGTAGCCTCTGGCGGCGGCTCTTGCTGCACCGTTTCCACTGGGGTATCGACCAGCCCTTCAGAACCGCTCGGGGCATCCCCAGAAGGCACGTCTTCGGACGTAACCAACTCTTCATCCTGGCTTTCAACCTCTTCCGTTTCCTCTACGACTTCCTCGATAATTTCTACCGTATCGTCGTTTTCCTGTGGCTCCGTCGATGTAACCATATTTACCACTCCTTTTCCTCTGCATATAGTACACTATTTCGTCAAACACACTACATATAGTGGTTGCTATCTCGACCTCAAGATATCTCGATAAAGTGAATCGTAATCTATTTCTGGTTTTACTAACTGCCCTTCCCGTATTGCTTGATACAAACCCTTCTCAATCTTCGCGTGTCCACGATAAGACCGCGCAGAATCCATCATTGCCCATATCCACTCATCATCAACCTGTCTCACGAACTGTTGCTTCAGTTCGTACAGGGCCCCACCTTCTCGGCCTGCCTTCACAAGGGATTCCTGAATAGACTCTCCAGGCTCTGCCTTTCCAGATGGCACCCTTTCAAGGTAGGGTAGCGCCAAATATCCTTCGACCGTAGTCCTATCCTTCCCGCTCTCACGCATAACGTACTCAATGAGGGCTGGATGACTCTCCAGGTCATAATAGGTACCGACAGTTCCGGCAATGTTTAGTTCTAGGGAGCCTGCGTATCTTCCAGCATCAACCATTTTTTGAATTGCTTCAGGATACTCCCCTTCGATAACTCGAATATTTGCCATCAATTCATCTATCTCAGGATCGGTAAGGCTGGCCCAGAACGCACCCTCCAGCTTATCAACCTCGTCCCAATCAATTTCCCCGCTGTCAGGGTTCGTAGCGTTTTTGAAGATCTGATAATATTGCCAGACTCTATGCTCTCTTGTGCCAAGCTCCGGCTCTTCTCTCTCTTCATCCATGTCGTAGAGCCTGTCGTACAGACCTCCGGCAAGTCTTCCTTTCTCTGAATCCCAGAATCCATACAGCTTCTCGATTCGTTCTTCCCGAAGCTCGTTGTATCCACCTGGCCCCTTCTTTGCATTGAGAGGACTCCACTCGGTGCTTTCCGGAGAAGCTGATAACCATTTTTCGGAAACGGCTTCCAGCCCAGATATGAAGGTGGCGTTCGCTTTGTCCTTCTTCTCATACAAATGACCCTTGGGCCCACGGTAGACCCGCTCCCCGTACCTCTCGGTAACCAAACTATCAACTGTTACCTTTACATCTGCATTAAGCTCATCATATGTTGAGCCGTACAGTTCTCTGGCAATCTCATTCTGCCAGTCTGCTCGACTCAACGGGCTCACCCTTGTTCCTATCATTTCTGCTCCGAGGGCTAACCCACCACCAATAATTCGTTCAATCGGACTTGGCCCAACCTGCTCTTCTTCCGTGGGATCCCCGGTAGCCTGCCGTACTGCGCCTGGGATTTGCTGTGCAATCCCCACTGCCTGCCCACCCATTTGCGTTGGGGCAATCGGAAGCGTTAGTTCCCCGAGGTATTGTATCGCCCTCGCTGGGTTCGTGAATTTCATTTGACCATCTTCACCCCTGGTAAGCATGGCTTCTTCGCCTATAAACGTGTATCCATCCACAATGTTATCCCAAATTATTCTCGAAGTGCCGCTTCCCAGACTTCGCAACGCCCTATCAGGGTGTCCAGTTACGGTATTCGCTACTGCACTGAAGAACCCAATCGAAGGGCCAAACAAGGAGAAGTCCTGACCGCCAACTCGGATTGCATAGAAGTTTGGATTAGGGCGCCCGTCTACCCAAGGACGCCTATCTGTCTCGTGCCCAGCTGCCCAGTTAATAAATTCAGTGAGAATGGCTCCGTATCCAAGCATTCTCATTATCGTTTGCGATGCCTCTCTACTTTGAATAGTCTGCGCCCTGCCGGTAGCAAGCCTTCCTGCGCCAGAAATAAACTGCGCGTATGACTCGAATCGAGACTGAAGATACCTTGGCGCAAACAAGAGAAGATCCCCGAGATCTCCACCAGCTCTATTCGCAGACCATCCAGTTAGCTTGTTCGCAATCGTCGCCATCTCTCTGGCGTCCCCAGATCTCCAGATTTCATCCAGGGTTCTTCCTTTTCTTACCTCTGCCCGAAGAAGATTATTTACCCACTCAAGGCGTAGATTATCGCCGAAAGTTCCAAAGCTACGATTGAAGCGATCAAGGATGTCCGCAGAGATCCTTGCTGGTCTTGCCCCAGTCGCAGCAAGGCGAGCTATGCCTGGAATCTGGTACTCTGTTGCCCCTCCACCAATCCTCAACCCAGCCGTTGCCCAAATGTCGGAGGTAAAAAGCCCCTCTGCCATCGCTGCGGCATCTTTTGTTGCAAGCGCCGCATCAGCAAAAGTCTTAGATTCTCCTCTAAACAGGGTATCCCAAGATACTTTAGCTGCTCGTCCCCATGCAGCTGGATTCCTAAACGCTGCAAACGCACCATGAATGCCGAGCGCAGAAAGATCTGCCGTCGCCTTCATGCTACGGTATATCTGGTTTATGTTTCTAACGACGGGCAAATCAAATCTATTTCTCTTGACTGCCCGATCAAGCGCATCGGTAAGTTCGTCGGTGTATAGCTGAACATTAGATCCTGACAATTTCCTTACCTCAGTCTTGCCCAGCCTCGACGGTTCTGCCTTTTCCAGCCTGCGTTTCGCGATCTTCGCTGCTCCAATAATATTCAGGTCAGCCAGCTTGTCACCTACCTGCCCAATGTAGCCAACCATTGCATCCTCAAATGAATCATAAACCATTGCCTTCTTAGTAATGGCATACGTCATAGATGGACTCCTCGCGGTGTTCTCAGCAACGAGCCTCCTGTTAAGCGCAGCTCCACTCCTAG